AGAGTACTTTCAAAAGGAGCTCCCGGAAGCAGAAGAGCCGTTATAAGGTTCGCTACACGGGTATTCCCGAGCTTAGCTATCCTCTGAGTTAGTTCCGAAACCACTCTATACCCTTTGGCATACGCCCTAATCACGTCTGCAAGGCGCAGATCGCTTTTCACTCTCTTAGCACGAGCTACCAACTCAATAAAAGAAGGTAGATTACTTTGAGAGACCCAGTACTCACGTACTGAGATGGGAGAGGCATCAACCCCCCTGACGTAGAATCGCTTAGCGAATTCGTAACTGCCATCCGGTGAAATGAGTGACTTTGCGAGACCGATCTGGATCCCGAAAGCCTCACATAGAGCTTCGTACTGTTTTGCAACAGCTGTACCTAGGATAACGATATCGTCACCTAGTAATGCGTACAGTTCGTACCACCCTCGGAACCCTGCCTTGTAGGCAGCAAATTGTACTATCAAGTGATGTACTAGAGCGAGCATTGCCCAATTTGAGTATGCTCCCATAGGCATCCCAGTCCCATATCTTATTTGAGCTTCCCCTATGTAACTCGAATTTCGTTTCCGAAAAGACTTATTACTATAGGGCATCCCAACGAGAAGTTCTCGCCAGGACTTCGCCACCGCAGGGGTGACTAAATTACCCAAAGCGGATACGGTTAGTTCGGATGGTATCCTATCGGTAGCAGCCTTCAAATCGAACGAGTAAACGTGCGCTTTTCCCGTTGTTTCGAGGAGTTCCACTATTTTCTGATTCAGTGCAAGTAAGGGTTTACCTTGGTCATGCGTTCCATCCTGAGGTATTAATCTCAGGACAGACTGAAAAATATAGTCGTGGAGAGGATACAGTAAACACTGGATCCACCATGTTACCATGGCAACAACTCGCACTTTCCCCGCTGGTTCAGGGATTTCGTGGATACGCCCTAGCCTTAGTTGGCCTTTCCAGTTCCTGACATCCATATAACCGATGCGCTTCTCAGGTATTCCATACGCTGAGTCCTCATAACGGTCTATGACTTGGAGGATGTATAGTGTACGTTCACGTAGAGTTGCCCCTACTTTATGGTTGTTCTTCTTCATCCATTCAAGCATTACTGCTTTATCCATACCTATTTTATTCGGTACAGACCCTACTGCCTGTCGGATTAAACCCAACACCTTGGTGTTCATGGTTCGAAGACAATAATCTTCTAACGCACGATACCAAGCGGTATTACGGTGATGCCAAATGGCGTATGCGTCAAATACCACTGCCCACATCGCTCCTGTTTCCGGCGGGACGTTAGGTCCCGAGGTTAATATTGCCAAAGGTTTGAAACCCAGTTTTGGAACTGGGACCCTCTTTAATATCTTCCCACAAAGGGGTATGTTCCCCTTAGCCCATTTCAGGAACGAGCTGAACTCAGCTAATGGCTGACTAATATCAGTCCTCTTGGGCTGGGTAATGGTCTGGTAAGAGGATTTCCCTGGGCACTCGATTATTCGATACACCCCCAAAAGGGATAACCAAATTCGAATGGTCGGTACATCTCCTCTCATAATTGAAACCCGATGCGCATATGGTATAATGCCCGGTAGACTACCAAGTCCCCTTCTATGCACACCGCCCAATTTGCGGCTATCAGATACAGGTCCTTTACTTACGACTTGCATCAAGGTGATCTGCGATGCTTTAAGGTACTTAACGAGACCTAAGGTCCCGCCTTTCCATCTTAGAGCAAGGCTCACTACGCGTTCCACTGCCAATATGAATGACTTCCCACGACGGCCTGCTACCAGGTAAGCTACGGCTGAGCCGAAGTCCCTTAGTAGCCCGATGAGGTTTCCCGCACCGGAACCAAGCTTCTCAAATCGAACTCGATTCTTTCGCTCCAAGAGCATGTTTATCATGTCTTTTGATAGATTGAAAGTCTCTTGTAAGACCGATTAGCCTCTGTTTTCCTAGGGAATGCTTACGCTATCTACTGGGCCGAAGCCTCTCAATAGTTTCGCCTTCCATTTTGAATTCCGACCCTTTGACCGCCCAGGGATCTGCTAAGATTATCAGTCTTGCAGCCTTTGGTTTGATCACTAGATCGCCAGGAGCAGCAGGTTCTTTGGAAAAGTCGACACGGTCGTGTCTTCGTCGTTCATAAAGCAGGAATTACGTTGGCTTCCCAACCATATTCTACTTAA